GATCCGCGCAGCCGATAGCGGTAAAAACCCTCTTACGGGGCAGATGATTGAGGACGGGCTGTATGCGCTGCACGCGCCCGAAGCCAACGCTTTCCTGCGCGCCCGTGGCAGCAAGCTGCCAGCGCCTTCTGGCATGACCGACGCCGAGTCGGCCGCCATCCTCGACAAGCTAGCGCTCGACGGCAACTACGAACGGTTCCTCGACATCGCCACTGATGTGCAGGGGCTGATAAAGGACACCAACGTCACCCGTCATAAGGGCCATCTAATCAGCGACGAGGTGTTCAACACCACGAACTTTGAGTGGTATGTTCCACTTCGCGGCACGCGCATTGAGGATCTCGATCCAGAGGAAGTGTCCGCGCAAGCTACCAAAGCCCGGTCCGGAAAGGGCTACTCGGTAGGCGGCAAGGAAGACCGTTCACGCGCTGGCCGCGAAACCCGCGCTGTCGATCTGGTAGCGAACGCTATCATGCAGAACATCGAGAGCGTAATTCGCGCCGAGAAGAACCACGTTGCGCTATCGCTCGGTCGCTTGATCTCTGACAACCCAGACTTAGGGTACGGCAAGATCGTTGCCGTCGCGCCGACTACCCGAACGATGGGGTCAGACGGGATTGTCCGCGAGCGGGTTAACCCGTCTTACCGGCAAAAAGAAGACATTGTCATCGCCAAATATCAAGGCAAAGAAATCGTTATGCAGCTGGCAGACGCCCGCGTGGCGCGCGCCATGAACGCACCCTATGTACGCCAATCCAACGCGATTGTAGACGCCATGGGGAAGATGAACCGCTACCTGGCGGCGGTTAACACCTCGTTCAACCCTGAGTTTATCGTCCGTAATTTGATCAAGGACACGATAGCTACGAGCATTCTTGGCGCGCAGTACAACATCAAAAGCTTCTCCCGCAACGTGGTAAAGAATATGCCTTCGGCCATGAACGGCATTCACGCAGTGCTGCGAGAAGGTACCAAGGACCGTGTGTTCCTACGAAATTCACAGAAGGTGTGGGGCGGCGGTAAAGACACCGCAAAATGGGCCGAAGCTTTTCAGGAACTGCAAAACGCGGGCGGCACAACTGAGTTCATGGGCTTGCGCGATCTTGAGACAATTGCCAAACAGCTCAAGCAGTCGGCGTCCAACGGCAAGGTTGATACGACACTGCGCCAAGCGCGCGAATACATGGGCAAATTCTTTGACTTTGTCGACGAGTACAACAAGGTAACTGAAAATGCCCTGCGCTTATCCGCCTACGTTTCTGCTCGCGAAGCAGGTGCTTCGGTCAAGGACGCGGCGTACCTTGCCAAGAACCTGACCGCCAACTTCAACAAGGGTGGGGAGAACAAGGCGCTCCTTAACGCGACCTACTTGTTCTACAACGCTGGCGTCGCCGGCAACACGGTGTTGATCAGGGGACTAAAAAGCCAAAAAGTTCAAATGCTGGTAGCCGGGCTCATCATGGCCGGGTTCACGGGGGATCTTATAAACCGTTTGATGTCGGGTGACGACGATGACAACGGCATCAAGGACTATGACCAGATACCTCAGTACGAGCTGGAAACCAACATCATCCTGTGGGACTGGCTTGGCATCGGCGACCTTTTGTCATTTGGTATGATCGAAACGCCTTTTGGTGAGATGGGGTACACTGGTAAGTATTTCAAACTTCCTATGCCTTGGGGGTTAAACGCTTTCCATAACACGGGGCGTAACCTATCCAACATGTTCAGCGGATCGCCCATCCACAACCCCGGTAAGAGCCTATCGTCTATTGTCATGACCGGCATGGACGCGTTGAATCCACTTGGCGGCGCCAACTCGTTACTCAACTTCATCGCGCCGACTATCCTAGACCCCGCAGTTGACCTACTGAGCAATATTGATTTTGCCGGGAACGACATCGTCCCTAAGGACAACGGTTTTGGGCCTGAAGTTCCGCAGAGCCAGCGCTATTGGTCGAACACTGGCGAAGTACCCAAAGCTGTGGCGGACCATATCAACCGGTTGACTGGGGGTAACGAGGCACGCAAGGGCGCAGTCGACTGGTCCCCCGAAGTCTACCAGTACTGGTTCGACTATGTGACTGGCGCGGTCGGTAAGACAGCCACGCGAGCCTTCAGCCTAGGCGAGTCCGTAGTCAAACAGGATTTCACAGACGTCACTATCAACGACGCACCTATGGCGCGTGTGTTCATGGGGTCGGTTACCAATCGCGCCAACACGGGTGTGTACTACGACAACAAGAACGAGATCGAGACCGTCGCCAACGAGCTCAAGATATTTGCCGATAGCGGCAAAGAAGCTGAGTACAATCAGGTGCTGAACGACAAGCCGGTAGAAGTCGGTATGATCGCTTTCTTCGCTAAACAGGAGCGCCCCGGTAGGCAAGGCGAAGCCCCGACACTGGCAGATATGCGCAAGTATGTGCGCGACCTGCGGGCCAACGAGACGATGGACGATAAGGAAAAGACGGCGCTGATCAAACAGATCCAGGACCAGATGGATCTGGTGATGGCCGCGATGAACAAAGCGTACTTCGAAGCGAAAGGCTTCAAGGCGCCCTAGCTGTGCTGCTTGAAAAACGACACCAGCGTGCCCCACAGCCACACGCCGTTTGAGGCGAGCCACGCAGCGCCAATGCCGGTTATGGTCAGCGCCCCGACGCCGAGGGTGCGCCATTTCTTGACGTCATCAGTGACGACCCGCATATCATCGGTGGTGGCCTGCAGACTTTTTATCTCTGTCCGCATGAACCTTCGTTCCTCGGCGGCGGCCGAGAGCATGAGGTTTATAGCTCGAAGGGTGTCTTCTTGCTCTTCGGTATTGACTGACGTCTTTTCCACGACGCGCGCGAGCGCGATAAGCGTGCCTTGTATCTCACCGAGAACGCGGCTCATTTCGTGGATGCTATCAGTCATTGTTACAACCATAATGAGTACAACGTGAGCGGGACCATAATGTTGCAGTGCAGACGGGCACCGAGCCATTAACGCTTGCGATAAGCTATAGCACCGGCAACGGCTTTTATGCCAGACCCGACAACAGAAACGCCGAAGAACGACAGTAGGATAGCGCCCTCCCATTCATCGAACGGGGTCGGCCAGGCTTCGACGTTCCAGGGCTGAGGCCACATGGTGTCGTACCCGACCAGCCACAGATGGACCACGAACGGCGCGGCTACCAGGAAGGTAAGCAGGCGCATCTCCCAGAACCCTGCAGTGGCCAGCCGGATTTCCTTGGCTGCTTGCCGGGCGTCGGCCTTGTCGGCGTAGACCTGGCGCTGCGTATCGTTCATTGCCGCGAGGCGTTGAGCCTGCCCGCGCTCAACAAAGCCGAGCAGCTTGTCGAGCAGGCCGCCGGTGAGGACGTTCAGGATCACCGCGAACATCAGAGCGACTGCGCTTTGATCTGCTTGGCGATTACCACTTCGGGGTCGCTCTTGAGTGCGGCGGGCCGAGGGCGAAGCCAGATGTTAAGCAGGAACGTCGCAGCTAGAAACCAGCGTTGAAACTCATGCGGGACAACCGCAAGGATCTCGGGTGAATTGAGGACTTCTGGAAGGATGAACGCGGCGGCCATCAAGCCGTTTAGGATATAGGTCCGGCCGCGGACAATGTATTCCCAGATCGTTTTAATCATGGCAGGGGCGCTCCGGTTGATTTTAGCCAAACGTACACGCCTGCGACTGCGGCGGCAATGAGGCCAACGATGGCGCCAGCCACCTTGTTTGGCGTCGGTGCTTCCGGGTTGGTCACCCCGGCCGCTGGGGCTGAGCCAGACACGGGCGTCAGGAACAGGGCTTGCTCGGCTTTGCGTCGACGGGTCAGGCCCGCAAGAACCTTGCCGCCCGCTTTGTTCCACCGAGGGAACTCGGCGGCCGCGCCGGCGTAGTCACCCGCGTTGAGTTTCTTGAGAAGCGTCGACTTGCCGAAGTTGTCCTCGCCGAGATTGTAGGTGAACGAGCTAAGCGCCCCATACTGGTTGGCGTTTAGCGGCACCTTGACCAGCCGGTCGACAGCGCCGGAATACTTACGCATATCGTATTTCAGGATGGCCCTTGCTTCGGCTTCGGTTACCCAAAGGTTCTTGTTGTCCGCGTACTTCGGGCTCCCCGCGGCGTCAGTGTGGCCATATCCGAGTGTCGGCACAGCCCAGCCATGCGCCGGGTCTGGGTACCACCGGTCAACAAATCCTTCAAATGTCGTGATAAGATTGATAGACGCGTTGTTCAGATCGGGCATAGGAACTCCTATCGTTGTGGGAAGTTTACAATCTTTCCGCCAGATTTCAAAGTGCGCGATACCGGGCCGTTCTTGTCGAGCTCGGCGCGCAGGGCGGCGGGGGTCAGCGCGCCCTCGATCCCGGGCAGTTCGCGCATGTAATGAGTTCGCGATTCAAGGACGACGCGCTCGTTGCCGATCGGTTTGCGCGTCTTGCGGCGGAATACCATCTCGGCTGTCTTGCGCCAGTCTTCGTGCAGCTCAATGGCGTTGCGCGAAAGGTAGTCCTCTATGTGCAGGAAGAACTGATCTTTTACCGCGACACGCCCAGGCATGGTGGCCATGACGTCGGTGACAACGCGGTCGAGATCGGAGGCACCGGCGTCGATCATGTCGAGTTTGGATCGTGTCATAGGCGGCGCGATATGGGGGCTATAGCCAGCAAGGTCGGTCTGCAGGACGTCGTGAACAAAAGCCGCGATGTTCTGGGCGTCGCGCATCCAGGCGTGGAACATGCGCCAGTATTCTTCACTCTGCGGCCGCCCGTTCTCAAGGACGGCAAAGCGCCGATCCTTGGTCGGGATCACCAGCGCGTCAGAATGGTTGGTCGCCACGATCAGCGAAGCGTAGCTAATGCCCTGGGTATTACCAATGGTTTTGCGTACCACCTGGATCATCTTCTCGCCGGGGTCGACAATATCCTTGAGCGCCTCGTAGGCGTTGTTGCGCGACGCCCAGCGAGACGCACCGTCCTGGTCCTGCGCTTCATCGACGGTCACCAGCAAGCTATTGGTGCGCCACTCGTTATACTGGGACTGCGATGTCTTGCCGGCGAGCGTCCTGAAATCGATGCTCGACGTATAACGCTGACCGAACACCCGGCGCAGCAATGAGAAGAGCGAGCCGCGGCCCGTGCCGTATTCGTCGTGCGCCACCATGACGATAGCCTGACCGCGTTCATGCGGGTGGCGGATCTTGTGGCAGAGCCACTGTTTGAAAAAGATACGCTCTTCAGGCACTGGCAGCAGACGATCAATCATGTCCATGCCGATACTGCCGTCACCATACCCGACCGTGTGGCGGATCGGGCGGTAGGTATTGAGCATGGTCTGACCGGTCTCGGGGTCGGTGAAAAAAGGCCTCGACAGGTCGGGCCGCATCATTGCCTGGTTGACCGTCACGCGCTGCGGATCGCGCATCCATAGGTCCGCCAGCATGACCATGGTTTCGCCGTTCTGCTTGCCGATCTTGACCTCGTAATGGTTCGCCATGTCGTTGCGGAAGGTGCGAACCTCCTGCATCAGGAAGCTATTGCCTATATCGCAGACCACGCCAACATCGCGGACAAAGACGAAACGCTGGCGCGCGGTCAGAAGATTGTCGTCGAACGACGCGCCGGTATCGAGCGCTGGATAGTCGTACTCATTCTGCTGCGGCGCGGGCGGCGCGGCCTTGGCGGCTTCTTCAGCAGCGGCAATGCGCGGCGCCAGCAGCGCGCCAAGCTTTGAAGTGGCGTCGTCGAGCGAAGCCTCGGCAGGGAAGTGTGATGTGTAGGTGCCGTGGTCGGAGACGCAGACAGCGTCGTGAACCAGACTGATCATGCCCGCCCAGCTACCCGAGGTCGGGCGCAGGGCGTCGACGCGGCAGCGCAGCACGTCATTGGGGTTGAGGCGCAGATAGTCGCCGATCTCTTCGACGCTGAGCTCGCCCATCTCGGAGATGTCGAACACCATGTCGGGCGTCAGATCGTATTCGTGGTTGTACCCGCCGTTGGTGCCGGCCATCGGTGATCGACGATCAAGGCCCTTGCTCTCAAAGAAGGCGATGGCGAAAACTAGGAGAGCTTCGACCTGCGCCATAGTGATGACGGGGAGGTCCATGTACTGAGCGTCGAGCATACTTTGGTCGGCCCATTGGTAGGCCGTGTGCTCATCGCGCTGGCCGAAGGCGGCGAACTGACAGCCAGCGCCGAGGATCTCGACCTTCTCTTCTTCGTCCTCGCCGCGCACGAAAGCGCCGGTGGTGTGCTTGCCGATCTTGTCGCTGGTGCGATAGACCCACAGCTCGCGCGGCGGCTTGCCAACGCGGACGAATGGACTCTCGTCGATCACGCCTGCTTCAATCACAGCGTCGAGCAGCTCGTTTATAAGGCTCTCGTCGTTGACGTCCCAGTCGATACCGATGATCTCGCCACAGCGCAGCCCGGTGTCGGGCCATGCCCTGCTCCGTGCCCACTGCTTGGACTGGATCAGCTCAGGCGTGACCGTGAGCTTGGACCATTCGGGCAGGAAGCAGGCCTTCATGAGGTTGGGGAGCGGGGAGAAGCCGTTCTCGTAGAGCTTGAGACGGAGTTCGGTTCTTTGTTGGCGCGGGTCTTCTATGGTCATGCCTTGGTTTCCCATAACATCTCGGGGCCGAAGTCAGAAGGTGTCGACCAAACATACCAGGCATGGTCTTCTGTACCTGTCTCGCCGTTGCCCGCCCACGAGATACGGTCGAGCAGCGCGATCTTGGCACGGAAGCGTTTGTTGTCAGCGAACAGGTGGCGGCGGGTCTTGCCGAAATCGAACTTGGCGGTGAGCAGCAGCGCGACCAAACCGTCGCATCGTTCTAACGCCAGCTCAGCGAAGCGCACCGCGTCGCGGTTGCCTTTGCCGTAGGGTGGATTGGTGACGATGGCGTTAAAATAGGCGGGGCTTTCTGTCCACGTTGTCGTCAGGAAATCTATGATGTGAGTGTGCTGTTTATCGTAGGTGGCGATGTCGCTTGTCATTACCGTGGCGTCGTGCTCCCGCAGTACGTCGGCCATTAAATGGTTTCCGGCTGCAGGTTCCCACACGCGCATACCCGTCACCGGGAAGCGGCGCAGCAAGGCCCCGGTCGCCCACGGTTCTGTCTGGTAGAGGTCGTTCTCGGCACGTGCATAATTTGAAGCAGTGACAGTCATGGTGGTTCGGTAGCCCCTTCGGTTCGGTTCCTTTTAGGCGGTCAGTCAGGACGGGCGCTTCATCGCTGCCTTCTCATCCTTGGTGTAGTAGTAGCTGACCTCGACTTCAGCGGCCAGAGGCAAACCTTCTGACCAGTCGTAGCCCCGCACCATAGTCTCAACGAGACGATCGGCAAAGGGCCATGCTTCGGCTTCGTCAACCTCCCCGCCAATTTCGTCGTGGGTGTGTAACACGATACCGGCTTGTGTCTCTTCTTGGTCAAGTCGTAGGATAGCTCCGCGAAGCAACCCAGCAGCAACGGACTGAACCGCGTTTTCCAAAAGTTTCCCGCGCCAAGTAGAGTTACGGGACATACCGTTCATGTACGTAATAACCTTTGTCGGTTTGTCGAACTTCATCTGTGTCTCAACTTTTACCATCGGGTATACCAATGGTCGTCCGTCGGGTAGCCAACAGATAAGCGTGCCCTTCATCAGATTCGGCAGGAACTCATACTCAATCCGCCCGGCTTTATACCTGCGGTGCGGGTTCTCCAGCGCGCTGAACGCAGCGGCCTCGATCTGCATCCCGAAACGGTGGGCCCATCTGTTACGCTCACGCCAGCCGTCGACAATAATCTTTCCTTCTTCATCAGTAACGCGCATACCATAACCACGCGCCATTGCTTTATAAGCGCCGACGCCGCCAAGAAATCCAAGGGCGAGGCAAGCAACCTTCGAAGCTTGTCTCATACCTTTAGCTTCGGGGTCTTTGGCGGCCAGCTTTTCTTCTAGCTCTGCCACGTTAACATTGAAGATGTCGCCCGCTGTTGTTGTGTAGAGGTCATCTCCGCGTCGGAACAACTCAAGCACAGTAGAGTCGGCGTCACGCGACGCCGCCAGCCACGGGGTTACCCGCGCCTCGATGGCGCTATAGTCGGCCCAGACAAACACTTTGCCGAGTGGGGCCACGATGGTCGGGCGGATCAGCTTGGCCAGGAGCGCGCCGACTGGGCCGTGCTCGCGTAGCTGCTCGATTGGCACGCGAGCCGCGACCATATCAAGTACGTCCAACTCGTTCTCCAAATAAGCTCTTGGAAAATTGTGTGTTTGTATGCCGCGCGCGCTATAGCGGTGTGTCTGCCCGGCTCCGTTAAAGACATACGAACCGAACACGCGACCGTCTACTTGCTGGTTCAGCATTTTCTCGAACTTGATAGCCGACGAAGACCTACCAAACTGCATGAGTTCTAGCAATTCAATTACGTCATCTGCTGGCGGCGTGTCCGACACAGCTATGTCTTCTAGCAACCGGGTCATAATGTTCTTATCGCCGGTTAACCGGGTGACGTAACCGTCGTCGTCCCGTGCCTTGACCATTGTCTCGGCGAGGTCATCCGGCAGCCTGTCGAACACCCATTCATTTATCTGTTTGGTCAGGGTCAATCGGGTGACGGCGCCCTTGGTAATGCGGGCGCACTCGGCCTCGGTATGGACCGCTTCTTCTTCCCGGTACTGAACCGCGCCCGCACAGACGTCGATGTCGACCGGGAGCCCCCGGTCATTGATTCGCTCGCTTGCCCAATAAGTCTGCCACTCTTCTAAATCTAGCGGCCGCGTCACGTTCCACACGCTGCGCATCAGTTCCGTGTCCTGCACGGAATAGTCGAGGTAGAGCGCCCACATTTCGAGGGCATCCTTGATGGCGCGCGCCCGGTCGGGGGCGGCATCCACCGTGACGGCAGCGCCGGGTAGCGGCAGCGCGCGATCGGCGAAGCGCTTCATGATGGCCTTGCCGCCGATGGTCTTCTGGCCAAGGCCGAGCGCACGACCGGCGAACTCAAGCGAGCCGGGTAAATTTGAAGCCTGGGCCTGGCTCATTGCGTCGAGCGTCTGCTCAATGCGGATCTCGTGGAAGTTGTTCTCAGGCGTTGCTACCTGTTGCCAGACATGGCGATCAAAAGCTTCGTTCCACCCAACGATGTAAGTGTCGGGTTTCTTGAGCGCCTCAACGACTTCTGCCGGGCAAGCACCGACAGCGGCCATGCGACCATTGACATAGGCCCAGACTTCCGGCGCCAACTCGGCGCTCATGTCGGGGCACCACAGCTTCACCGGGTCTTCGTCCAACGCCCAGCTCCACAGCAGGCAGCGCGTGCTGGTGTCAAGCACATAGCGCATTGTGCCCGTGATCGGCAGATCAAGGAGCGACTGGGTTTCAAAGTCCTGGTGGATCATCGTCACGGTTCAAAGGTTCCTTCCGCAAACAGAGCGGCCTTTGGGGGAGGTGTGTCTTTCCACGACAACGACGGCCAGCCCGCGATATTAAGAAGCTCCCGCTGTTGCCGCCTATCACCCGTAACCGTCCAGTACTTAACCTTCGGCTTCCGGCGAACGCGGTCAAAGTCGTTTGACCGAAACGCATCGCGGCTGTGCTTGCCGTTGCGCGGCACATAGTCGAACCGGGGTGTCTTACGATCCATATCGGTCCAACCCGCGTAGCGGAAGTTGCACGCCCGATAGACATACCCTTGATGGCCCGCAGTGGTATCTGCGTAGGATACAATGATAAGAGGTGGTAGCCGTTTAAGCGCCGCAGACATCAGCATAGAGGCAGTGTTGCGAGGCATCTTGTCGTCTACCCACAGCCGATTAAGTTCAACCACCTTGCTCGGGTCCTCAGGGCAGGCACCCATCTGAAGATGCCGACTCCCTGGCGTGCCGAAAGTTATCACCGCAACAACCCCGTTCTCATCGCAAGTCATGAACGAATGCGATATCGGCGGCAACCGGTGCAGGTAATGCTGCGTTAACAACTTCTCTTTTCCTAAATCGGCTAAGCCGAAGTCGTAAAATGTGGTCAGCATAGCCATTCAGGTTCCTCTCGAAGAGATGCAAACAGAAAGACCGGCGGCGCGAACCGCCGGTCTACAGATCGTTACTCGCCGTCGATCGCGCCTTCGTAGGTCTCGATCATGGCGTCCTGCTCGTCGCGTTCGGCGCGGGCCAGGGCACGACGCTGAAGCACCTTGCGGAGGATCTTCTTGTCGAACCCGCTTGCGCCGGCCTCATTCAGAACTTCCTTGATGTCGGCGTTGATGCCCTTGCGTTCTTCGGTCAGGCGTTCGGCGCGGTCAATGAACGACTTCAGTTCCTTGGCGGAGTTACCGCCGATGGCTTCGGTCATGACCACTTACGCCCGCCGCATACGACGACGTGGCGCAGCCTCGCCTTCGTCCTTGGCCTGCTCGGCAGCGTACTCAGCAGCCACGTCGTCGGCTTCAGCGTCGTCTGCTTCAGGCGCGGCCTTGGTCTCTGCCTTGGCAGGTGCCTTAGCCTCTGCCTTGGCTTCAGGCGCGTCTGCCTCGTCTTCATCAGCATCGGGCGCTGAGGTGTCGTCCATCGGCCGCCATTCCTGCACAGGCCATTCGGGGTTAAAGATGCGCCCGTACTTCGTGTGCTTGTAGCTGTCGCTGCGCAGCTTGACGATGGCGACGATGTCGTTGCCCTTGTCCAGCTGCGTCAGCAGATCGTTGGTGATCTTGGCGAACAGCTTCATGGCGCCAACGGAGCCCTGCTTGTATTCGACCACCGTACCCTGATCCTCGCCGCTTGGGCTGTGGATGCAGACCAGATCAACGGAACGCTGGGCCTTGTAATCGAGCTGCTTGCCGGTCTTGGTGCTGACGCCGAGCGGCGGCAGGCTGGAGATGACCGGCAGGGGGCGGCTGATCGGTACCATGACTTCCTGAACCGGTGCGCCACCGGCGTCGGTGTCCCATGCGATGTAGCCGTGCATGAGCGACGTCGGGTTGATAGCCCACAGGCTCTCTTCTTCAACGACGGTTTCTTCCTGGCCGAACAGCCAGTCGCCGTTGCCCTTGTCCATCTTCAGGAACGCCTTGCCGTTGCTGCCCGCTGCGGGCATTGACATGGCCACGTTGTTGA